CTAGTAACTTGTGTTTTTATAAAAGTTCCACCAAATCTTTTTCCAGGTAAAGTTTCTGCTACTTTTGAAATATCGGCATCTATTTTTGCTAATAGTTTATCTAATATTTCAGATTGCAATACTTTACTAAGTTTACTTACACTCATGCATAACCTGCCACATAAAGATCTAGTACACGTTTAATATGTGCCGGTAAACTAGCTCCGCTAACATACTCAATTTGTACTGAGTTAGTGCCAGGTGCTTTAGTAGAATGAATAGCCGAATCGTTTTGGCGATAGTAAGTTAACAAGTCCATGGCTGCCAGTTTTAAGTCGCTGGGCAGTGTTTCGTAGCCAGCGGTATAAGTTACACGATAACCGCGAAGTTGCTTTGCCCAGCCTGTGGTACTTAAACTGTAAACCTTATCGCCATCTAGTACCCAATCTAAATATTCTACTAGTGCTGTCCAGTTTTGACCATAATCCGAGCTATACTCAACACTTAATACGCGAACAATGGGTGTTTCCGATAATCTAAAGTAAGCTAAATCACCATTAAACATTTCAGTTTTAGATTCATCAAAGTAATCTAAAAACCTGCGATTGCAATAGTTTTTTATGAGTTCGCTAACTGGTGATAATAGTGCATCAATCTCTGTATCGCTATTAGTACTGTTTATTCCTGCATAGGCTTTGTACTCAGCCTTAGTAATTAATTCAAAAGCCATGTCAACTCCTAGCAAAACCGTCTTTTAAAGCATACTTGTCAATTTGCTTTAAAAGACGGGGCCCGAAGGCCCCATCCCCCTTCCCATCCCTGAGAATATTAAGCTATGTAACGTAGAGCACTTACACCAGCACCCTGAGCACTGGTAACTTGTGTCATACCTGTACGTAAGCTAGCAACTAATACGCGACGCTGTGTTTCAACTAAATCTTGTGTATCAACACGTAAACCACGCTGATTGCCTACCAAGAAATTACCTGGTGCATAAGCAATGGCACCAACAGCATCAACACCCTTATCAGCAAACTCACCGCTTACCAATACTGGGCTGTTACCAACAGTACCGATTTGGCCGGTAAGAATGGTAGCCTGAGCACCAACTTTGTCAACTGTTAAGAAGTTGGCATCGTCAAGCAAGTCAAAATAACCATCTGTGGATACGATGTAGATTAGGTCAGCAGGATCAAGACCCCAAAGTCCTAAATCACGGCGCAATGCACGTAATTTTTCAACAGTAAGTTTAGCGTTATCGCTAATGTCTAGTGTAACTGCGGAAGCAGCGTCATATGAAGTCAGACCAGCGACGGGATCACCATCACCTGCAACCCCAGTACCACGTAAGAAAGCACGGTCAACAGCGCGAGCAACACGACGGATCATTCCATCACGAATAACTGGAAGAATTGCCATTAATGCATCTTCTTCTTCTTCAAAAGCTACGTACTCGTTGGTAGCAACTTTGAATGCGCTAAGAGTTACTTCTTTAAGAGCGTGGGTGGCGTTATTGCCAGCACTAGCTGCTTGACCAAATTGAGTATTCTGAACCCAACTTGCAGTAGTTGCTTCTGGGTTAAGAGGAATCTTCATAACATTGGTTTGCATGTTGATAGCACGCATTGTAGGTGCTACAACTAAGCGTCTACGAACTTCATTTTCCATGTTCATGGAAACTTCAGTGTGCCAAGTAGCAGTAGGTAAGTGTGGCTGTGTGCCGCTACCACCGTACTTTTGTACTAACTCACGAGCAAATTTAGTTGCATTAATGTCTTTGTTAGCCATTTGAGCTAACAGAACAGCTTTCTCTTTTTCAGCGTAAGAGATGCCATCAACACCTTTGTCGTTAAACTGCATCTTGCTCTTCTGAATGGCTTCGAGTTCAGCAGCTTTCTCTTTAAGAGCAGCTTCTAAACCAGCGATTGCGCTCTTGCTTTGCTCAGCTTGATCAGCAAAACGCTTCTCAACTTCAGCAAGCAGCTTCTCAGCACCAGTTACGCCAGTCTCAACAGTTGCGCTAACGGCAGCTTTGATCTTGGCTTCTAAGTCACGCTCGGCTTGCTGTTGGGCAGCCAGGGCTTGGGCGGCTTTCTGTTGCTCGGCTACAACTGCCTTAGCAGCTTCCTCGGCGGCTTGGCGAGCAGCATCAACCATTGCTTGTTTCATTTCTTCTGGAGTCATATTCCATTCCTTACTAATTGATATGCTATTTGCTTCCACTGAGGATTCTAGCCCTTTAGCTGATTCGCTTTCGGGTGCAAATTGCAACTTAAACTGTTTGTACTCGGATTGAGTGTCAAACGCTTTTGCTAAACTAAATAGTGTTTCTTGATTTGCTGGAACACTTACAACACTGATTTCATGCAGTTCCAGTTCTTTTACAACAAATAGTTCTGTTAATTGATTATACTCAGCATCAACAACTCTAAATCCGATACTGAATGCACTTAAAATGCCGTCTTTTACTAATTCATAAACTGCGCTAGCAGCTTTAGAAATACGAGCTTTAATCCACAAACCACGATCATCAATTCTATGCTCTACCATACGACCGATAGGCATTGAATGATTATGAAATGCTAGAATAATAGGATTTTTTAAATAATTATTTAAACCACGCTGCCAAGCAGCACTACTTACCACATCACCATGACGGTCTACATCTACAGTACTTGCGTAACCGCTAACAACTAAACTGTCATCATCAGGATTAGAGGGCTCGGCTTTGGTAATTGTGCTGTTTAAATACAGCATTTGATTGCGGTCTACCATACAACCTCACTCTTGTTGGGGGCGTCCGCCTTCGCTAGGATTGCTTGCACTACCAGCAATATTAGCGGGAATTCGTAAGTCGTCATGCCCTGTTTTGGGTGGATAACGCAACTCAGTACGAGCTTCGTTAGGACTAATAATGCCACCGTTAACTAGGGTAGCATGATAACTGGCTATATCTTTTAGTTCGGGTTGTAGTGCACTTACACTAGCAGTGACCGCTTCTACGTCATAGCCAAAAAATCTTTCAATTGCGCTGGTATACCTGCGAACAATTGGTAATACAGTTTCTAAGTAAAAAAGCCGTAAGTTAGGAGCAATATTTGCGTTGTTGCCGCCTGCTAATAAAATAGGCGGTACACCTAGTGCAGTTAATACACGCTCTGAATGTGTGCGGATAGCAGCATCAAAGTCCATGTCGCGGAAGCTGGCTTGTGTAAGCTGAAAAGGCTTTAAGCCACTATCTAAAATAACTGGTTTGCGTAAACCTTTGCGTGGATTGTACTTTTGCAACCAACCTTCAATTGTACGATCTTTGGCAGCCTGACTAAGTGTATTATCTGTAGTCAACACAGTACCAAACACAGCACCGTTATCAAAGAAGTTTTGTTGTAGTTCGCCCATTGATTGTAGTGTGCGAACGCTAGAAATAACACTTTGCAGTCGGCTATCGCCACGATAAATTGAATCACTGCTTAAGTCACGAAAACTAAATACCTCATTAGGCTTAAAGTCTACATCCGATCCGTACTTATAACCACGAATAAACGTGCGGTCATCTGGTAAGATATCTACTTGCTGTGCGGGTAAGTGGTAAAGGTAAGCACCATCAAAGTACACAAAGCAATTGCCTTCCAAAATAAAGTCAGTAAATAAGTTCTGACGAAAATCTTGTGCTGATTGATAAGGATTAGGACGGAAGTTTAGTAGTGTATTTAGTTGCTTTTTTCGCATACCGGCATAAACCGGTTCTGATACACTGTCACGAATGTCATAATCTAAACCGCTGCAAGCACTAACAATTAAGCTAACGCCACGATTTACCGAATCCAGTGTATCAAAGCTTTTTTGATAGTTTAAATTTGACGATGTTGAAACATCTGTACCTGTTTCAACGTAAATACGCGACTGAGCTGGATTTAGCTTCTCCGAAACCCAGCCAGTAAAATCTTTAACAATACCCATGGTGTTTTTGCCTTATAGTAAATCACCAAAAAATGAAATACCAGGCTTTTTCTCTGCTGCAACACCGTTATGCTTATCGCGTTGGCGTTCAATCCAACGAGCTTGCTTTGGCACTGAACTAGGAGCTGGACTTTTACCGTAGACTTGGTGCAGTGCTACATGATGAGGATTACATAAGGTATAAACCTGCTCATATAGTTCTGCATGATGTTGCTCGATAAATTCATCTCTTACAGCTAGTATACCACTATCAGTACTTATATCATAATCACGAGCAGCAGCCCATGTATCTAGTAAATAAGTAACAGAATGCAGGTGATGTAGCTCTAAATCGCTAGTGGTACCGCACACATAACAATGCGCTTGCTTTTCGTAAGCCCGTTTTGCTTTGTCACGAACCCATTTTACAGGGATCCTTTTATTGGTATTAATTGCCATTAGTTAACGACTTTCCAGCCAGAACAAACCTTTTGTTTTCCTTTTAAGAGCTTTCTAAAATTAGTTCTATCTAATTCATGTAGCTCGCAAAAAGTTTTTAAATTGGTAATATTTGTATAAATGGTTCCTGTTGGAGAGATCACTGAAACATTATAAACAGCAGTTTTGGGATTTTTTCTAGTACCTTTTAACTGTGCTAATTTTTCATATATTTCAGGTATT